ACTTGTCTCATTAGTATTTCCTCTTCAGTGATTTGATAAACTTACGAGTCTTATCAGACACAGCTTCTTTAGGAACAAACCTAATAGCAGCAATTTGCCTGTTATAGAATCGAGGTGTCTTACCATCATCCAAGTACTCAGTCATAGACTCAGAGACCATCTGAGCATAGGCTTCTGCATAATAAAGGCCACCCTTAGTATTGTATACATCTACAATCTCAAAGGTAAACTTATCATGCCCATACTTAGATATGTCTTTCTTTAAGTGAATAGACGAACCCGTGTAGGTCCGCCAAGTCATTTCTTTACCATAAGTCTTAGACTTCTTTTTCCCACCGTGGAAGAATTGCTTCTTACCCCAATAGAATTGTCCAGTAACAGTATTATGAATGCAGTACAAGAAACCAAATACATCACAGGGATTAAACTTAAACTTACAATCCCAGTGACCCATTTCATCCTTTGATAGCTGCTTCGTATACTTCTTTTTTAACTTTGAAGTGGTCATTAATCTTTCTCCAGATGTGAATTAGACGACCGTTAGCAAGAAGATAATCATAACCCTCATCTTCATATGCATCATGGTACGCACGACATACAGCAGCTAACAACTCTTTATGAGTGTAAGCATCCGCTAATATCTTCTTAGCCTTTACCGGGCCTACTTTCCACAAGCCGGGGATGTTATCAACACTATCCCCTGTTAGTACTTGCTGCCAATAGAACCGTTCTGCGTATTCTTCACACACCTGATAGATAGCCTTGGTGCGAGGGTTATAGTGATTACCCGGAATACAATCCAAGTCTTTATCAACAGATACAACAACACGGTTGATACCTGCTTCATCACATTCTAACGCCCATACACGGACTAAATCATCAGCTTCACAGTTATCAGACTCAACAGAGCCTTCTAAGTTACTTGCCCAAGACTTCAAGTCACCAAACCACTCAGGTCTAGTATCTTTGGCTTTCTTCCGATTCCCCTTATAGTCAGGGAAAAGGTCTACTCGAAAGTTATCAGGGCCACCAATAGCCATGACGTAGTCTTTAGTGAACAAACTATTTAGAACATCTGTTAAATGGTCTAGGAACTTAGCTTTTGCTTCTTCTAGTGATTCGGTCTTCCATATAGACATATATACAAGAACATCACCGTCTATGATAGCCATAGTCATAATATATTCCTTTAATTAACCCCAGAGAAGGGGTGGTTGGTCATAAGGGTCAAGTATTTTTAACCCTTATGTTTATGGACATCTAGCCCCATTCTGCGGCATAGTTCTAGTCCGTCTTCTCTCTTATAGTCTTCACCATAGACAACCCGGCTGAAACCAGACTGTACGATAAGACGACTGCACTTAATACAAGGAGCAGTAGTGCAGAAAAGAGTAGCTCCGTCGCTACTAGCCCCTGATTTTGCCAGTTTAGAGATGAGGTTTTCTTCAGCGTGGAGGACACAGTCTGCTGTGCTTCCCGTAGCTGGGTCGATATCCTCGTTAGTATACCATCCTGTTGGTGTGCCATTTATTCCTACTCCTATTACATTTCCATCGTTAACGGCAATAGCGCCGACTTTTAGTTTACTTGCTTTAGATTGTTGAGCAGCAGCATAAGCCATTGCCATGTACATTCCGTCCCAGAACATCATTCTTCCTCCAGACAGAACCCACAGAAGTCTGATTGTGCAGGACCGCTACAGCTTACGCAAGTTTTCCACTCACGTTTACCGTTCTCTTTACGGTCAGACAACTTGTCAATATTGTGGGTCATTAACTCTTCCAGAGAGCTACCCCTCTGATGAGCAATCATACCGACATACCACAGGACATCGGATAGTTCATCTAGTATCTCAGCGGTGCGCTCTTCGCCCCTCCGAGTCTCTCTCACTCGCTCTGACATTACCTCACCCACTTCCGCAGAGAGACCAGTAAAGAGTGTCTCCTGTGTTGTACCATGCTCATAGAACTGGTCACAGAGAGTGTGATATTGTTTAGCTAGCATAGTAAGCTCCTTCACCTTTTTCCATAGACGCAAGAATGTCTTTGAATTGTTGGAAGCTCATATTGATTAAGTCATAACAATCCAGGTCTTCATTAAACTGACGTATCACGATATCTTCTTCATCTAAGATAAGTTCAACATCAGCGTACTCCCCACCTTGGTCGAGAGTTGTTACCACTGTAAAGTCTGATTCGTGTTCTACTGTAAACATTAGAAGGGTACCTCTCCATTTTCGTTTCGTGGGTCATTGTAGTAGCCTTGAACAAGATAGTAAGCTCGCTCATCTACTACAGGCTCTTCGACATAGTTATCTACTACACCGATTTCATTTAAGAAGCGTTCAAGCTCTGTCATTTTGTGCCTGTTCGTAGCCAGCTGTAAAGCCTTCTTCGTAGCTTATCTTGTGACCATCTTCATGACCTTGTTCTAAGCCTTCTGAGTAGCCCTCATCGTAGCCTACTTCTTTACCATCTTCATGGCCTTCTTCGTAGCCTACATCTCTACCTTCAGCATAACCTTCGTCCCAAGACTCTTCTTGGATTTCCATAGCTTGGTTATCATACTCATTAATGACGTTAGCCTCAAGTGTTTCCAGCAAGTCACGGAGACCTTCAGGTAGTTCCATGTTATGAAACTTAACTGCTGAATAGAAACGGTCGAATTCGATGCGGATGTTTTCTTCTACTGCTATAAACATATTATTGTGCCTCTTCTAAAGCTGTTCCGATTACATAGTCTTCGTCAATCGGTGAGCCATCTGAGTACTCACCGTCTAGTTCAAGGTCTACACCTACGATGTCATCACCGTAGTCCTCTAATAGTTGTCCCACAAGGTCATCTAGACCTTCGGCACTTTTAATTTCAACAAAGTCTACCCCATACTCAGTTTCAAACCAACCTGAGATTCCAATGTTCTGTTCTGGTGCGTACATTTTATTTCTCCTTGTAGTATCTGTGGTAAGCGTTAGCTAGACCGGGTTTATCTGGGTGAAATCTAATCCACTGACCAGTGTCAGGATTAAACCTCTTTTTAAAGTAGTTGTCCATCTTTCTATTCTTAGTAGAAATAGAAGTATCGACTAACAAAGATAACCTATCGTATTCAGCATCAGACATGACACTATCATTCTCATACTCATAGGCGTAGGCAGCTACAGATAAACGTATCCGTAACCGCCTTTGATATTCAGTACTCCGAGTATCCTCTGCCATAGTTGGCTTGGGCAAACTCTGAAAGTCCATACTTAGTTGTTGGCTCATTCTCCACTCCACATACGAAATACTTCTCATCGATGTAAGTCCAAGCGTCACACTGGAGTGCTTCTACTTTGCTTACTTCCTTAAACTCACCAATCAGTGCAGAGTTACCACACCGATACAGTAAGGTTCCTTGTTGACGATGAGGTTGACGAGGGTTGACAGGATTAATCACCATAAAGCTTTCTTGGTGCTCAACCCATTTAGTATTAGCTACATTTTCCATAAAGTCGTTATAGTCCATCATAACAGCAGGTTCTAGATGACCTTTGTAGGAACCCGTAGCTATCTTTGGTGCATATTTAAAGTCACCCAGTGCACGGCGAGTATCTAAGTAACGATACAACTTAGCCGCTGAATGAATGTCGTAAGGGTTGTCAAAGGAAAACAGAACGTGGTTGTTGATAAGTTTAGTGTACGTCATAGTAATCATCTCCAATTTTACAGTCTCCACATGCCATGATATCTACACCAACTTTCTTAGGTGCTTCTTCAAAACAGCGGCGTATGATAGCTTGAGCTTCTTCTGCTTGGTCTTCACGAACTTCGTAAGTAACCTCGTCATGGTAGAACAACAAGATGCTTTGGTCAAGACCAGCCTTAGCTAGCTCTTCCTCAATCATCACGATAGTGTACTTCATAACAACAGCTTCAGCACCTTGAATAAGGTAGTTAAGAGCCTTATGCGCAGATTCAGTGTAGATAGGACGGTCATCCAATCCAGGTATATACCCTTGTATATCCACAATCTTCTGTACTTTCTCGATTAAGGCTTTCAACTGTGGCATAGCATCCAAGAACAATTTCTTCTTCTTGTTACCTTCTCTATCACTAACACCGAGAATACTACCAAGCTTCTTACCACCTGCGCCATATAGGAACGCAAAGATAAAAGGTTTAGCAGTGTTACGGTCACAACCGAGGATGTCGGCATTCTTCTGGTGAATATCACCTTCAAGAATTGTGTGAGTGAACTCTGGGTCTTTAAGATAGTGTGCTAGAAGTCGAAGCTGGCAAGCAGCAGAGTCAGCACTAACAAGCTTGTAGCCCGGACGAGAAACAAACAATCGTCTGATTTCAGGACCGAGGGTAGCTTTTCCAGAGGGAAGGTTTGCAATAATCTTGTGAGTTTGTCTGAACGTAGGAGTACCAATATTAAATACATCACCGTGCAGACGGTTATTATCATCGATATGTGCATACCATCCCTCCATGATTGATTTGCGTGAACGTAAGGTATAGTACTCCATAAGAGCCTTACCTACATCTCCGAGTCCTTCCAAGGAACTATCTGAGAGTTTTGCTGAGACTTTGACGAATTGTCCGTCAATCTTTTTCCAGTTCCACTCATCAGGCTTCCATCCCAACGAATAGAGCATACGTTTAACAGTGTCAGTATTGCCCACATCGCCAGTAATGAATTCAATGCGAGAGAACTCTCCCCAGAGAGGAGACTTATCAACAGTGCACTTGCCGCCAAGCTGAAACCACTTATCGAGGTGGCTAACGAGCTTTCCTGCTTTAGTGTACTTAGGCGCTTTTGGTGTATCATCTACCTTCTTTAACCTCGCTGGTAGTTGAGGATTGATAAAGTCTTCGATTTGTGTCATCTTAGACTCGATATCCTTCAGGAGTTGAGTGGCAGAGTCCTTATCAAAGGGCCAACCATTCTGACACTGTGTCACCATAATACGGTCCATGTCCATCTCAGAGCGTAGTGCCTGAAGAATTTTCTTAGAACCGAAATGTTGAACAGCGTTCTTTGTTTCTTGCATAAGTGCTTTATAGACCCGAGTACCGAGCCTAACATCTTGCTGCATATACACAAACATATCTTCGTTGAACTCTTCAAAGCCACCTGTGTAATCACCTTTCTGGTCTCCGAAGAGTTGGCCCCACTGTTTAAGTGAGTGACCAAACCCGAAGCGGCGATAAGACAGAACTTGAGACATAACCTTAGTACACTGTACTGAGGCTTTAGGTTCCCAAGACTTATTAAAGTACTTCTTAGATAGAATGTTGAGGGCAGGGATGTCATAGCCAAATGCGTTATGAGCTATGATTACCTTAGCTGAGTCTAGTAGGTCCAAGAACTCTTGTAGCTGATTCGGTCGGAACCAGTACTCCTTTCCTGTATCTACATCCTGAGCACCAGCACAATGGAAGGCACTCAGTCCGGGTAACAAGTTGTTACCTTCAATGTCGAATACTAACTTCATAAGTTTCTCCTAGATTGTTAGTTTCTATTTCTATTGGTCGTAAGCCTCGTCCATAACACGATACTCTGCGTCTCTAACGATGTCTAGTGCCATGTTAGCTTGATGGACGGCCTGATGTATCGAGAGGTCAATATGACGCTCTCTGAGGCTCTCTGCGGCTTTACGGATGATGCGTGAGTCAGGACTTACCTTCATTGCGTTTCCTTTCGAGAAGCGAGTTTA